CTCTCATCGCGTACAGCTTGGTGTCAAAACTACAAAGACTGTAAAGAGAGTTGGCTGTTCTAATCTGAAAGACTTAGTAGAGAATGACAAGATTATTATCAACGACTACGACCTTTTACAGGAGTTAACAACGTTTATAAATAAAAGAAATAGCTATGAAGCTGAAGAAGGTCATCATGATGACCTAGTGATGTGTACCGTTTTATTCTCTTGGATAGTAAGACAAGACTTCTTCATAGAATTGACTGATAATGATGTTAGAACGAGGCTGTTTCAAGAAAATCAGAAAATGATTGAAGATGATGTCTTGCCTTTTGGTATTATAGATGATGGTCACTCAGAATTGATTGAAGATCCAGTTATGGGACCTCTTGGGTATCCTGTGCTCGATGACACAACGTTCTAATTTTATAAATACTAAAAGAAAAATTCTTTATTCGAGGAGATTAAAATGGCTTTCCAAATTTCCCCAGGAATCAACGTAAGTGAGATTGACTTAACCGCCGTTGTTCCTGCTGTACAAACTACAGCTGGTGGTTTAGCCGGTACATTTCGTTGGGGTCCTGTTGAGCAGAGAGTTCTAATCAGCGACGAATCTCGTCTGGTTGCAAACTTTCAAGAGCCCGATTCAACATTCTATACCGATTTCTTTACCGCTGCAAACTTCCTTTCTTACACCAACACGTTGCACGTTGTTCGTGTAAACAATACCGGTCTTAAGAATTCAATTACTGCAGGTAACGCTTCAATCACTTTGATTAAGAGTGGTGATGATTACGAGAACAACTACTCATCTGGTATCTCTGGTGTTGGTAACTTCGTTGCTAAGTATCCAGGTGCATTGGGTAACTCACTCAAGTATTCAATCTGTGGTAGTAACGCTGCGTTTGCTTCTACTTTGTCTGGTACCTATACAATTGTAAATGGTAACAACGGTGTTGTGTTCTCTGCAAACCAAGCAACAACACTGACTGCTGGTGACAGACTTCTTCTTGGTCCTGATAAAGAGATCATTGAAGTAAGCAGTGTTGCTGTAGACGGACTTTCTGCAGTACTCAAGAACAGCTATACAGGCAATACTGCCATAGCTTCTTCTAACCTTGAGCGACAGTGGGAATACAACAATCTGTTTACTCGTGCTCCTGGCACTTCTCCATACGCTACTGTACGTGGTGGTACTAACGATCAATTGCACATTGTTGTTATTGACGAAGACGGTGAGTGGACTGGAGTCAAAGGACAAGTACTTGAGCGTTTCGAAGCTGTGTCTAAAGCAAACGATGCTAAGAGCGAAGATGGATCAACAAACTACTACAAAGAAGTTATCAATCAAACTTCCAAGTATGTTTGGTGGACAGCTCACGACAGCTCACTAACAAGTGCTGGATCAGCTGCTAGTACTGCTTTTGGCGGTGGAAGCACTCCTGTTAATGCATCATTCATATCAGGTGCTGACGGTTCTGCTGCTTCAAGTGGACAGTTAATTAAAGGATACAACTTGTTTAGAGGTGAGGAGTCAGTAGACATTTCCTTCTTAATGGGTGCTGGTAACGGATCAACTGTAATTACACACTTGATCAATAATATTGCAGAAGTACGTAAAGATTGTATCGTAGCTCTTTCACCCGAATCAGCAGACGTAGTTAACAACTCAAGCTATGATGGTGCTGAGACGGATGACATTGTAGCATTCAGAAATCTGCTTCCATCAACTTCTTATGCGGTAATGGACAGCGGTTGGAAGTACCAGTACGATCGTTACAATGACGTATACCGATATGTTCCTCTTAACGGAGACACTGCTGGTATCATGGCTCGGTCAGACGAACTGCGAGATCCTTGGTACTCACCAGCCGGCTTCACTAGAGGTCAGGTACGAAACAGTGTAAAACTTGCATTTAATCCTCGCAAGGCTGAGCAAGACGTACTATATAAGAATAATATCAACCCAATTGTAACTTTCCCAGGTCAGGGTACAGTTCTGTTTGGTGATAGAACTCTGCTTGCAACGCCAAGTGCATTTGATCGAATTAACGTACGTCGATTGTTTATCGTACTTGAGAAAGCAATTACAGTAGCTGCACGTTCTAGCTTGTTTGAGTTTAATGATGAGTTCACGAGAGCTCAGTTCGTTAACCTGGTAGAGCCATTCCTGAGAGATGTACAGGGTCGACGGGGTATCACGGACTTCCGAGTAGTTTGTGACGGTACGAATAACACTGGAGAGATAATTGATCGAAACGAATTTGTTGGAGACATCTTCATCAAGCCTGCTCGCTCAATTAACTTTATCCAACTTAACTTCGTAGCTGTTCGAACTGGCGTTGAGTTCAAAGAGATCGTAGGACAAGTATAATAAAAAGGAGCAGATAAATGGCTTTCAACATTAATCAGTTTAGAGGTGAGCTCGAGCAAGGTGGTGCTCGGGCTGCTCTATTCGAAGTAGTATTAACACCGCCACCTGGAGGTCTGCTCAATGGTCTTGAGAAGTCTATCTTCATGGTGCGGACTGCGCAGCTGCCTTCATCTACGGTTAGCACTCTCACGCCATCATACTTCGGTCGTCAGATTAAACTTGCTGGTAACCGAACGTTTGAGGACTGGACTGTTACTGTAATTAACGATGAAGACTTTAAGTTGCGTAACGGCTTCGAAGAGTGGCATCAGCGTATCAACGGATTTACATCAAACGTAAGAGACTTTGGTGCAAGTCCTGAGCAGTACAAAGCGCAAGCTAAGGTTCGTCAGTTTTCAAAGACTGGTGAAGAGATTGCAGAATATACGTTTGTTGGATTCTATCCTAACAACATTGCTGCAATCGATCTTGCTTGGGATGCTGATGCAATTGAAGAGTTCACAGTAACGTGGTCATATGACTACTGGATTCGCTCAGGAACTACCATTCCTCAGGGCGCCGCTAGCTAACAGTTTAGGAGTTTGAAATGGCAAACCAGCTTTTTCCAAAAGCAAAGGAAGACTTCCTAAATGGTAATTTGAATTTATCATCCAATACTGTTACTATCGCTTTAGTGGACACGGACGTCTACACTTTCAGCACTGCGCATGAAGATAGAGCTGATGTACCAAATACTGCTGTTGTTGCTACTGCAAACCTTGCTAGTAAAACTACAACAAGCGGTGTGTTTGATGCGGCCGACATAACATTTACTGCAGTATCAGGTGCTAACTGTGAAGCATTAATTCTTTATCATAACACCGGCAATGCTGAAGCTGATGGTGATCGGCAGGCTGATTCGAGACTGATAGCTTACATTGATACTGCAACGGGTCTTCCAATCCTTCCTAATGGCGGTGATATCACTGTCAGATTTTCAGACGGCGCTTCTAAGATATTTGCTCTTTGACATAAGCCGTGGTTTGAGAGGTCCATAAATACTATGGACCTCCATTTTTACTTTTGAGGATAGCATGGCTGAGTTATTCGGATTTAAAATCACAAGAGCAGATAGTGAGTCTCGCGACGATCTAAAAACTTTTGTCCCTCCACAAGTAGACGACGGTGCTATAGAGATAGCGCCTGGTGGCTCTTATGGTACCTTTCTTGATCTAGATGGTACCGCAAAATCAGAAGCAGAACTTGTTACTCGTTATCGAGAAATGTCTTTACAGCCAGAGTGTGACTCAGCTGTTGAAGACATTGTAAATGAAGCTATCATTCTTGACAAAGAAATGGGCGCTGTAGAGATTGTATTAGATAATCTTAAACAACCAGTATCTGTTAAGAATAAAATTCGTGAAGAGTTTGAAAACCTACTTTACATGCTTGACTTTAGTAATAAAGGGTATGACATTTTTCGTCGATGGTATGTGGATGGAAGGTTGTATCACCACATAATAATTGATGATAAGAACCCTCGCGATGGAATAAAAGAACTTCGATACATTGACCCTCGTAAAATAAGAAAAGTAAGAGAGTCTGTAAAATCTAAAGATCCTCGTACTGGCGCTACACTTTTTAAACAAGAACAAAAAGAATTCTTTTTATATAATCCTAAAGGATTAGTAAACAGTAGCACTACTCAAGGTATTAAGATTGCTCCTGATAGTATCAGCTATGTACATAGTGGATTGTCTGACTCTCGCAACAAGATGATCTTAAGTCATCTTCACAAAGCAGTAAAGCCATTAAACCAGCTTAGAATGCTAGAAGACGCATCGGTAATATATCGTCTAGCACGTGCCCCAGAACGACGTATCTTTTATATTGACGTAGGTAATCTCCCTAAGATGAAGGCAGAGCAATACTTACGAGACATGATGGTCAAACATAAG